AGGGCTTAAAACATGCACGCAACCAATGCCCGCCCTTGCGTGTGTGATTCGTCACTAGCTGCTAGATCCCATAAAACCGCTGCATTTATTGCGCTATGATTCTAAAACATTAACTTTTTACAAAAACTTTTTTAAACAATCATTATATTATACAGGCAATAAACGTTTAAAGCCCTATAACTTTATAGTTGTGGCCTTAAAGTATACATATTATTTATATAACAATATCAATAGCTTAGAGGGGGGCAAGCGCCATGGGGGGGTGTACCCGTACCGTATACAGGCCTCACCAGAGATTGGGAAAATGGAATAGTAAAGTAGGCCATGCTTGAGAGCAGCAGGATTGTATGTTGTGGTTATGTCAACATCGTGTGGGTACATGGTTTATTTGATCAGGATGTTGTAAATACCTTGACTTAGTAGTGCCACTTAGTTATGGTAAGGTACAGGCTATTTATTTAGGCTGTTTCTTATTGAGAGAATATTATGAGTGGATATGGCTCAGATACCTCCATCACATTTCCCATACACGTAGATCATGATTTTGTAGTAGATGCTGATGGTGTTAGTTCTATTGTTACCTTCCTGTACGCAGGAGATGAAGATGAGGCTACCGAAGTTAAGGTAGACCTTGAAGGTGTTGTTGAAGACTTGTGTGAGTTTTACGGCAACATTGATGGCTACCAGCGCCTGTATACGATTGCACATGAGTTTAGCCGTATGGCTGAAATGCTTAGAGCATCGGCAGGGCGTATTGAGAACAGCGCAGATGCTGTAGAAGATTTGTTTAATATTATAGATGAATAAGTGCTGTATTCATTGCGGGGTAAATCTTGAGATTGATGTTAACTTTCTTGATAGCCAAGCTAAGACTAAGAAGTATTGGTGTACTTCCTGTAAGCAGGAACACAATAAGAGTAGGATGTGGGTAGATGGTAAATATATATCATTTTCTCATCCTCTTCATAAACCTGGTAGATATGTAAGCTTTAATGATGCTGCATTCTCTAGCTTTAAGAATTTGTCTGCGGTTAAGGCAGGGCATGTTTATATTATATCTAATCCTGCTTGGCCTGAATGGGTTAAGGTTGGTATGGCTATTGATGCAGCGGATAGGTGTAGTAATTACCAGACCAGTAGTCCGTTTAGGGATTATGTAGTTGAGTATTCATTTGCTTCTACTGATCGTAGGAAAGATGAATCTTTAGCTCACCAGAAGCTTGCGGCTATATCTAAGGATCGTAGAGGTGAATGGTTTAAATTGCCTGTATCAAAAGCCATCGGCTGCATATCGGCTATTACTAAATAACAAAACTCCCCTTAGTTCAGTGGTGCTATAATATACTTAGCAACACATTATAAGGAGAGTTTGCAATGAAACATATATTTAATGGTATCTGGAAATCAATAGAGCGTAGTCAGGAAAGACGAGCTAATTATTGGATCTTACATAACATGACTAATCGTCAGTTAAAGGACATAGGTATTAACAGAGGCGACCTATACCGAAAGCTATATAAGTAGTAGATATAGGCTGGGGCGTGTTACTTAATTATACACTGTTTGGCGGAAAAGTCAATACTAATAATGCCACCTAATAAAGTGGTTGACCTAAACCCACCCATGATGGTACAATATAGGTATCAGGGTGAAGAAAGCCCTCATGATAAATCTCATATACATTCGTGCTGCTATTAGAGAACGTACAGGTCAGGAGCTATCTCTTGATGATGTTGCGAAAGTCCTTTTTGAAGAAGGTATTATTTCCAAAGCACAATCCCAAAACCGAGATCTAATATTTAGAGGTTATGCTGAATACTTCGAGTTTGAAGAAGCAGCTACTAAAGTTGAAGATCCTAATCCATTTATTGATAGGGAGATAACCCATGAAGACGAAGAAAGCTAATTGCGGAGCATCCGTTCCTGCTACACAAAAATCCACACCCAAGATGATGATGGGCGGCATGGCTGTTAAAAAGCCTAAGTATGGCTACGGTGGAATGGCTGTTAAGAAAAAGTAATGGCTAAAATCAATAAGGATAAGATGGCTTGTAATAAGCCTCGTCGAACTCCTGATGGCCCAAAGAAGTTTGTTGTTAAAGCCTGTGAAGATGGAACTGAAAAGATCATCCGCTATGGCGATCCAAACATGCGAATTAAGAAGTCTAACCCTGCACGGCGCAAGTCTTTCAGGGCTAGGCATAAATGCTCCACAGCAAAATCAAAACTGACTGCAAGATATTGGTCATGCAAGAACTGGTAAAGATATGTCCTTAGTTAAAAACATGAACGCTCGTAAAAAAGCAGGAACTAGCCGTAGCAAGAAAAAGTCTACCGTTAGCCCAAAAGCTTATGCGGATATGAAAGCTGGGTGGCCTAAAAAGAAAAAGGCTAAAAAGAAATGACCGAAGAATTTAAACAGTACACTGATAAGCAGCTACTATTCTTAGATGCTCTGATGGGCGAAGCTAAAGGCAATATTCGTAAGGCTATGGATATAGCAGGATATGCTAAGACCACTAAGATTAGTGAAGTTGTTAGAAGTCTCAACAAAGAGATTATTAAGGCGGCAGAAGAAATGCTTGCCATGAATGCTCCTAAAGCAGCTTTTGGTATTGTTGATGTATTAGATGATCCTAGTGCAATGGGCGCTCGTAATTCTATAGCTGCCGCTGTGCAGATATTAGATCGAACTGGTTTGGTTAAGAAAGAACAAATAGAAGTCACCAATAAAGGCGGTGGCGTATTCATCCTGCCACCAAAGGCTGTTGATGACGTGGGCTAAGAAGACCAGGCCAAATGCTACTGCACGGATACAGTATGGCTATAAAGCTAACGAAGATGATCCGCTTGTAATAGAACCTGATGAAACCTTAGTACCTCTTATTGAAGAGGCTATGGATTATCTTGATAATGGTTACAGCACTCGTAAGGTAGCTGAGTGGCTAACAGACAAAGCCCAGCGCAAGATATCGCACCAAGGTGTATTACTTGTATGGAGAGCTAACCGACCAGACAGTCCTCGTATTGCTGCACTAGATAAGGCTAACAAGAAAAGAAAGCCTAAGACTAGAAAAGAAAAAGCAATAGCTGCGGTAAAGCGTAAAAGATCTGATGCTAAACGTGTTCAGACTTTGATGACTAAGAAGTTAGCTGCACATGAGACTAAGAATGAGATCAGTGATAGTTTAGATTTTGGGGCATATGAGAAAGAGCCTGAACAAAGGGAAGTGGTGTTTGCACCTAATCCTGGGCCACAAACAGAGTTCCTTGCAGCGTCTGAAAGAGAAGTACTTTATGGCGGCAGTGCAGGTTCTGGAAAATCGTATGCCCTACTTGCAGACCCTATGAGATACTTTGGAGTTACTGCATTTAATGGATTAATCCTTCGTAGAACTAATGATGAATTACGTGAATTAGTTTGGAAATCTCAAGAATTATACCCAAAGGCATATCCTGGAGCAAAGTGGCAAGAAAAGAAAAGCCAATGGGTATTTCCTAGTGGTGCTAGATTATGGATGACCTACCTTGAACGTGATGATGATGTTATGCGTTATCAAGGGCAATCATTTAGTTACATAGCAGTAGATGAGTTAACCCAGTATGCTACTCCATTTAGTTTTGTTTATCTTCGATCAAGGTTAAGAACTACTGATCCTGATTTACCAATATTTATGAGGGCAACATCAAATCCAGGTGGCCCAGGACACCAGTGGGTAAAACGTGCGTTTATTGATCCTGCTCCTCCAGGAAAAACTTTTGAAGCTACTGATATAGAAACTGGTGATGTTCTTAGATATCCACAATCCCATGAAAAAGCGGGACAGTCTTTATTTAACCGAAGGTTTATTCCAGCTACATTAAAAGACAACCCGTATCTTTATGATGATGGGCAGTACGAAGCTAACCTTTTGTCTCTGCCAGAGAACCAGCGCAGACAGCTTTTAGAAGGTGATTGGGCGGTAGCAGACGGTGCTGCATTCCCAGAGTTTAGACAATCCGTACATGTAGTCGAGCCGTTTGAAATACCACACAACTGGGTACGGTTTAGATCAGCGGATTACGGATATAGTTCGTGGAGTGCAGTTCATTGGTATGCAATAGATCCTGCTTACGAAACTCTGATTGTTTATCGTGAGCTATATGTATCCAAACATACTGGTAAAGACTTAGGTCGTGCAGTTATGGATGCTGAAGTAGGCGATGGTATAAAGTTTGGTATCCTAGATAGCTCGTGTTGGCATAACCGAGGACAGATAGGCCCAAGTATTGCAGAAGAAATGATTACAATGGGTTGCAGATGGCGACCAAGTGATCGTACCGCAGGTGCTAGGGTAGCAGGTAAGAACCAATTACATGAACGCTTAAAGGTAGATGAAGTAACTGAACAGCCTGGTATTGTTTTCTTTAACACATGCAGACAGATAATTGCGGATCTCCCAGTTATACCGTCTTGCCCTAAAGGATCAGATGATATCGATCAAAGATATGCTTCAGATCACACTTATGACTCATTGCGCTACGGCCTTATGAGCAGACCTAGATCTCTTTCTCCATTTGATATGGGAAGAGGCGTACCTCAAAAGACTTATAAACCATCAGATTCAACATTTGGATATTAAAATATGGCATTAATGGATAAACCTACTGGCACAAACCCTGAAGACAGCATGGAAGCTACAAATGTAGTGTCGTTGGAAGAGGGTGGGGACGTTGAACAGGAAAACCAAGAGTATTCTGGACTATCTAATTACGTTTCTGATCAATACAGACGCTCAAAAGACCACAGATTACAAGATGAAACCCGTTGGTTGTCCTCTTATCGCAATTATAGAGGCATATACGGGCCTGAAGTGCAGTTTACTGACACTGAGAAGTCACAGGCATTTGTTAAGATCACCAAAACTAAGGTTTTAGCTGCATATGCACAGATGACAGACGTTTTGTTTGCAGGATCTAAGTTTCCTATAGGTATGGAAGCTCGTAGATACCCAAATAACGTACAGGATAGCGTACATTTTGATCCAAATGCTCTTACAGACGAAAAAGTTAAAGAAAAAACGCAAGTAGACTACAAAGTACCCCGAAATATTGTCCGTCCAGAGATTGCACGGGATTTAGGGCTATACCAAGACAAGCTAGAGCCTATTAAAGATGATTTAGAGGTGGGTGCAGGGACTAATCCAGGTTCTATCACGTATGAACCAGCAAAACGTGCTGCACAACTGATGGAAAAGAAGATGCACGACCAGTTGGAAGAAACCAACGCCGATAAGCATCTACGATCTGCTGCATTTGAGTGTGCATTGTTTGGTACAGGTATTATTAAAGGCCCGTTTGCCTACGATAAGGAATATCCACGCTGGGATGCTGAAGGTAACTACGATCCTATCATGGAAACGATACCAAAGCTTGAATATGTAAGTATTTGGGATATGTATCCTGATCCTGACGCTAGAAACATGGCAGAAGCAGAATATGTAGTGCAGCGCCATCGTTTAAGCCGTTCACAGCTACGAAATTTAAAGAAACGCCCTCATTTCCGTGATGAAAGCATAGAATTAGCCATAGATTATGGCCCTGACTATCAGCGTGAATATTGGGAAGATGCACTAGAAGATCATAACCAATCAGATACTATTGATCGCTTTGAGGTGATTGAATACTGGGGAATGATGGATTCTGAGTTGGCTGAAGAAGCTGAACTCAAAATACCTAAAGAATTAAAAGATCGTGACCAAATGGAAGTCAATGTTTGGGTATGTAATGGTCAAATACTACGATTAGTCCTAAATCCATTTACACCAAGCCGTATTCCCTTCTGTGCAGTTCCGTATGAGCTAAATCCTTATGGATTATTTGGTATTGGTGTTGCTGAGAATATGACTGATACACAATTATTGATGAATGGGTTTATGCGTATGAGTGTGGACAATGCTGCACTATCAGGCAACCTGTTGATTGAGATTGATGAAACAAACCTAGTACCTGGACAAGACTTATCTGTTTACCCTGGCAAAGTGTTTCGGAGACAAGCGGGAGCGCCTGGTCAAGCCATCTTTGGCACAAAGTTTCCTAACGTATCTAATGAGTTGCTAATGATGTTCGATAAAGCTCGTCAGCTATCAGATGAGAGTACAGGCATTCCTTCTTTCTCTCACGGACAAACAGGTATCACAGGTGTAGGTCGTACAGCTTCAGGTATGTCTATGTTGATGGGAGCTGCGGCTCAAGGTATTAAGACAGTGGTGAGAAACGTAGATGATTATCTACTAGCACCATTAGGCAAGGCTTTGTTTAGCTTTAACATGCAGTTTAACTTCGACAAGCAATTTGCTGATGGTGATCTTGAAGTAAAAGCTAGAGGAACAGAAAGCTTGATGCGGAATGAAATCCGTAGCCAGCGCCTACTACAATTTATGCAAATGACGCAGAACCAACAAATGGCCCCATTTGTTAAATATGATTATGTACTTCGTGAACTAGCAGCTTCAATGGATCTCGATGAAGATAAGATTTTAAACGACCAACGTGAAGCAATCATACAAGCAAAGATGATGGCTGAGATACAAGCGATGATGCCGCCACCTCCACCGCAAGCTGCACCAGCACAAGGCGCACCTAACCCTAGTGATCCTACAGGTAATGGTGGTGGGAATATAGCACCAGGATCAGCACCCGAACCAGGCGCACCAGGATTTACTGGAGCAGGTGGTGGAGACAATGGCGGTAATGAACCCGCACCTACTAATGCACCACAACAACCACCAGTACAATAATATTTAGCCACTAAGTATTCCAATTTACTGGAACACTGGAACAGCTACCCCCCCATACATCACTATAATTAAACAATAGGGTTAATACACCTATGGATAAACAACTGTATCGTGCGCTGCTTATGTTGGTGAACGATAAGAAATCAATGGAACTTCTAGTGGAATATGCAGAAGCAAAGATTGCTCTGCACCATAAGCAACTAGAAGCCTCAAAAGATCACCACGACATTCTAAAAATACAAGGCGCTATTGCTGAGTTGCGTAGATTTAAAACACTTCGTGACGAAGTAATTAAGGGAGCTGAATAATGAACACGAATGTAAGACAAGTAAAAGGTGTAAAAACTCGTAACGGTAAACCTGTCTGGCAAAGTGATGAAAATGATGAGCATTATTCAGAAAAATCCGCATCCTTTGAGTACGGCGATGGTATTCTGGTAACACCTACAATTGATCCTGAAACAGGTGACCCATATCAGTTGGATAAGCTTTTTGAGCATTATGAAAAGAATGGCCCATACGACATGTATACAGGTGAAAAGCTACCTGTATTCGAAGATGAAGAGACTGCTACAGAATATTCAAAGTGGCGATCAGCTAACATGTTTAATTTCGATATATCAGAACAAGAGTTTTACACAGGTGAATCTGGTTTGTACTCCAAGCAAGATGGTTCTGACACGAGTTGGGCAGATAAAAAACAGGACATGATTGATCTTGCGGCAGGAGCTAGGAACAAAGTTTATGATTTGTTTGGCATGTCTGAAGATGAAAAAACAGGCTTTGCGCTGGGCGGTCTAGCCGTTGCGAACAAAGGTATTACAACAGTTGAAGGACAGGAAATGGCTAAAAATAAATTCCAATTAGACCGTAAGAAAGCCGACAAAAATGGTGACGGTAAATTAAGCAAATATGAAGAGACAACAGGCGAAGCCATACAAAAAGCTATGGATGATGATGAGCTAATTGAAATGGCACACGGCGGCATGGCTTGCGGTATGATGTCTGATCCAGAAAGCGGTAACGAAATACCAATGGGATCTAGTGCTGAAAATGTACGGGATGATATCGAGGTAATGATATCCGAAGGTGAATACGTTCTCCCTGCCAACGTAGTTAAATGGCACGGTCTAAAACATATTATGGATATGCAATCAGAAGCCGAAATGGGCTTGATGAGCATGTATGATACTGGGCTTATCCAGTACACGGATGAGGAAGGTGCTGAAGAACCTGAAGAGGTTGAAGAAGCTGAAGACGATACTCCAGAAGCGGAGATCGAAGTCGAAGTCGCTGCCGTAAAGGTAGACGATAACCTTGATGATGATGAGGAAGTTGAGGAGAGCTACCCCAAAACATCAAACTTACCAAGTATAATGCAGAAGAAGAATTTCGCATTTATATCTTAAATAGGGCTACTCGCTACAGGCGACCCCCCATGAGGCAATAATGGCAAAATATCGAAGAATAGAAGAAGAAGACAATGGTCTATCTTATGCAGAAGAATTTAAAAATGAAAACCCTGCACAAGAGCCTGAAGTAGTTGAAGGTGAAGATACAACATATAAGAAAAGATATGGTGATCTTCGACGACACTCGCAGCAGTTAATGCAACAAAAAGATCAAGAGCTAGACAAGATGAAAGCTCAACTTGATCAAGCAGCTAAAGGTCAGATTAAGTTTCCCAAGACAGATGAAGAGATTGATGTCTGGTCTAAGAAATATCCTGATGTAGCAAAGATTGTTGATAGTATCGCACGTAAGAGAGCTAATGAAGCTCTTGAAGAGGGCGAGAAGCGAATGGAAGGATTACGTCAGTTAGAAACTAAGCTAACCAAAAAGGAAGCTGAACAAGAACTGATGAAAATACATCCTGACTTTGGTGATATCCGACAAGATCAAAGTTTTCATGATTGGGTAGCAGAACAAACTATCGATACTCAAAATGCTCTCTATAGAAACAATACGGATGCTAGAGCAGCTTCTCGTGCTATTGATTTATATAAATATGATATGAGTAAATCTAACACTAAGTCTAAGTCGAAGTCAGCGGCTCATTCTGTAGGTAGAACATCTTCATCTACACCCAAAGCGGCTGGTCGTGCATCCTTTTCGGAAAGCCAAGTGCAAAACATGAGTATGCATGAATACTCTAAGCATGAAGCGGCAATAGAAGAAGCTATGAGTAATGGTAACTTTGACTATGACCTAAGTGGTGGCGCAAGATAGGGTGTTGCAATGACACTTAACTAATGTTATAATAAAGGTGAAGCGGCAGAGAATTATACTTTGCCCTTCACAGCTTTTTGTAGATACGTCCCTAAAGACATATCTTCTGAGAGCTAAACTTCTCAACATCAGAATAGAGCCACCTTTAAGGTCTACCTCCAATTCTGTTTTTTTTATCCAGAAGAATATCGACGTTTAGTCCACCAGTGTGGTGAAGCCCGTCTGCTACTTAGCTGCAACTAACTAGTTTACGCACCTTCATAAATCACTGCCACTTAATTGTCCTCTTCGGTGTTTGTTCGGGTTTCGACCCCGCCATTCTACAAGGAGTACAACAATGGCATTTCAAAAAGCAGCAGGTCATGGCAACCTGCCTAACGGAAATTTTTCGAGTGTAATTTATTCGAAAAAAGTCCAAATGGCTTTCCGCAAGAATACAGTTACGGGAGCTATCACTAACTCTGACTACTTTGGGGAAATTGCATCCCAAGGTGATACAGTTCGTATTATCAAAGAACCAGAAATTTCTGTGTCGCAGTATGAACGTGGCACGCAAATAGCTGCACAAGATTTAGACGATGAGGATTTTTCTTTAGTCATCGACAAAGCAAACTACTTTGCATTTAAGATGGACGATATTGAAGAAAATATGAGTCACATTAATTTTATGTCACTTGCTACAGATCGTGCAGCACATCGTTTATCTGATCAATATGACCAAGAAGTTCTTGGCTATTTATCTGGTTACAAGCAGTCTGCATTACATGCATCTGCAAGTGCAGTAAATGATATAGTAAACGGTGATAAAGCAGTAGATACTGCTGGATCAGACGAATTGTTATCTTCAATGAAGTTAAACAAAGGTTCGTTTGGTAACATCACAACGTCTTCTGCTGGCGATCACTCGATCCCATTAGCGGCACGTTTACCAGGTGCAACTGCACTACCAACAGGTACAGCTTCACCAGCAATGGTTGTTGCTCGTATGAAGCGTCTACTAGATCAACAACAAGTTGATACAGCAGGTCGTTGGTTGTGTGTAGATCCAGTATTCATGGAACTATTAGCAGATGAAGATTCACGCTTCATGAACGCTGATTTCGGTGAAGCAGGTGGATTACGCAATGGTTTGACTTTGAAGAATTTCCACGGATTCCGTGTATATACATCTTCAAACTTACCAGCAGTAGGCACAGGTGCAGGGACTTCAGGCGCAGGTAACCAAAACGCTAACTTTGGTGTTCTAGTAGCTGGTCATGACTCAGCAGTCGCAACAGCAGAACAGATCAATAAAACGGAAACATACCGTGATCCAGATAGCTTTGCGGACATCGTTAGGGGTCTACATTTATATGGCAGGAAGATCCTTCGTCCAGAAGCTCTTGTTACTGCTAAATACAACGCAGCGTAAGGAGATACAAAAATGGCGTTAACTTCCCCAGTTCGTTTAGAGACAGCGACAATCGCACATGGTTCTCTTACAACAAACTCAGTACATGATATCGGTACAGTACCACGCAATTGCGTAGTCCTTGCCGCAGGTTCTGAGTGTATCGCAGCAGCTACTGTTGGCGGTGCAAATGCAGTATCATTAGGTGTAACAGGTGGTGACATCGACGCACAAGGTACTGTAGATATAAATGCTGGTAAAGCAGCCGCTGCAATTGTTACAGCCGCAAATGGCTTAACAAATGTAACGAATGCTGACACGTTGATCTCTGCTAAATTAGCAGGTTCTAACGCACCATCAGCAGGTTCGTATAAATTCTTTGTAGTTTATCAACCTTTAGGCGCAACAGGCGCTGCTGAAGAAGTAGATCGTGACCGATTAGCATAAACTTTTTGGGGCTGGCTTAACTGTTGGCCCCATTCCTCTATCTAAAGGTATGATATGCCCAGCACCTATTTAAGCTTATGTAACCAAGTCCTACGCCGCCTTAATGAAGTAGAAATCATTGAAGGCGATTTTGCGTCTGTACTTGGAGTACAAGCACTTGTTAAAGATGCAGTAAAAGCTGCCGTTGCTAAAATCAATCAAGCAGAATTTGAGTGGCCTTTTAATGCTGCTGAAGAAACAGATACATTGGTGGTTGGTCAGGAAGAATATACCTGGCCTTCGTTTTATAAAATAGCTGATTTCAACAGCTTTCAAATCCAAGAAGATACTTCATTAGGTGTAAGTTTTACTACACTTAAACATATAGATCGTGATGAATGGTATAAGAAGCACCGTGATGCAGATCACTCTTCTGGTACTACAGGTAGAACTGTACCACGCTTTATATTTGCTACTCATGGAAATGGCTACGGTGTAAGCCCATCGCCAGATAAAGCATATACATTAAAATTTAGATACTACCAGAACTTCTCTGATATTTCGGCAGCGGATGACGTTACTCGTATTCCTGATAGCTATGATACGGTATTAGTAGATGGCGCTCTTTATCACCTGTATATGTTTAAAGATAATCTAGAATCTTCTCAGGCTTCCTTCATGGCCTTTGAGCAGGGTATCAAAGATTTACAAACATTATACATCAATAATTTTGAATATGTTCGTGACACACGGGTTAAGTATTAATGCCAGATCAAATACAATCCTTTAAATTAGTTTGTAGCGGTGGGCTTAATTCGAATGAAAATCATTTAGATTTATCGGATAACTCTCCAGGTGCAGCTACTCGTATGTTGAATTACGAGCCGAGCCTTTTTGGGGGCTATCGTCGTATTGAGGGTTATGATGAATACGATCCTGATTATGGTGAAGTAACAGTAGCAGGTTCGACCACAGGCCAAGGCAAAGTCCTTGGCATTGCTATATTTAAGAATGACGTAACAAGTGGCACAACTATCATAGCAATTCGACAGGATGCTGGTGCTACGAATTACAGCTTCTATTATTATACTGCTAACATTGGTTGGCGTAAATACACACTAGATCACTCAGTTACACGACCCATGACTGCTAATGGATTAACAGTTAATAGAATACGCCACCAACAGTTTAACTTTGGCAGTGGCAATACAATTTGCTTTGTAGATGGGGTTAATCCAGCGATAGTATTTAATGGCACTAAATGGAAAGAGATAAAGTCATCTCATTCTGGAGGATATCACGCTTCAAATAATACGGCAGGGGGCGCTCAAGCTTTAAATGCTCCTGCATTGGTAGATGTATTTGAGAACCATTTGTTTCTATCAGGACACGAAGCAACTAGAGCTGCAATAGCTCACTCTGCTCCTAATGATGCATACACATGGACATCTGCGGCAGGGGCAGGACAAATAGCTGCTGGCTTTGATGTTGTGCAGATAAAACCTTTCCGTGATAACCTATTTATATTTGGTAATAAGAATATCAAGAAGGTTACTGTTAATGCTTCTAATGCATTTGCTCTTGAAAACGTAACAAGTAACATCGGTTGTGTTGCTAGAGATAGTGTCCTAGAAATTGGTGGAGACTTAATGTTCTTGTCTCCTGATGGTTTTAGACCTGTTGCTGGTACTTCTAGAGTCGGTGATATCGAGCTAGAGACATTATCCAAGCCCATACAATCTACACTTGTTGATCTGATTAAGAACGAAGACATGGACGCACTAACGGGCGTGGTTATTCGATCTAAATCTCAGGTACGTTACTTTGTAACCAGTACGAATGGCAGTAATGTTGTGGCTGCTACAGATGCTATTGGTATCATTGGTGGGCTGACAGAATACCAAGGTCAGATTGAATGGGAGTTTGGTCAGTTACTTGGGATAAGGGCATCTTGTGCAACCTCAGATTATGTAGGTACAGAAGAGATAATTTTACACGGAGATCATGATGGTAAAGTCTATCGCCAAGAAAACGGAACGAGCTTTAACGGCTCTAATATTATATCTGTTTACGCTACACCTTATCTAGATTTCGGTGAAACAGAACAACGAAAAGTTATTCGAAAACTAAATACATTTATACGTGCCGAAGGGCCATTCGAGATGAACCTCGCAATAGATTATGATTGGGGTGATTATAATACGGCAGTACCTTCAACATACACTCAAACAAGTGCAGGTGCGCCTACAATTTATGCAGGTCGTAACATTAATTATAACGGGAGCAACGTAGTATATGGCGGTGCATCCAAACCAATCATGACATCGGATATTCAAGGTTCGGGCTTTGCAGTTCGAGCCACTTTTGTGACAGACGGACAATCAGAACCATTCTCGATTCAAGGCTTAGTCTTTGAGTTCAGTGCGGCAGGGAGAAGATAAAATATGGCAGGTTATACAAGACAATCTTCCGCTAGTATCGTTAACGGTAGTGCAATTACTGCACCTCCAATTAACGCAGAATTTAACCAGCTACTTGCAGCATTTCATGCATCTACTGGTCACGGTCATACAGGCGGTACGGGAGATGCACCAAAGATACCTCTAGCAACTTCGGTTTCTGGATATTTACCAGCAGCCAATGGTGGGTCAGGGGGTAAGAATAACTTTACCGCAACGAGTAATCCTGCTGTTGGCGATGATAGTGCTGATGGATATGCTGTTGGATCAATGTGGGAAAACACTTCCACAGATCGAGTATACATCTGTACGGACAACAGTTCTGGTGCAGCAGTTTGGCGTGAGCTAGTACAAGTTATATCTGGTAATGCTATACTTCCTGTAGCCAACGATACGATTGATCTTGGCTCTAATGGTTCACGTTTCCAAGACCTATTCCTAAGTGGCGGTATTTCTGCAACAGGCAATGCAGCCGTTGGTGGTACGTTAACACTTACAGGTTCTACAGCTTTAAACTCAACATTAACTGTTACGGGAGTGACTGCCCTAAATGGTGGCCTAACGATGGATAGCAACAAGTTTACTGTTGCAGATACATCGGGAAATGTAGCTACAGCAGGTACTCTTACTGTAACTGGAGCTACGGCTTTAAACGGTGGCCTGACTATGGACTCAGACAAGTTCACGGTTGCAAATACGTCTGGTAACGTAGCAACCGCTGGTACACTTACGGTAACGGGAACATCAGTATTCACGGGTGCAGTAACAGCCAATGGCGGAGTTGTAGTAGATAACATCACCATCGATGGCACAGAGATTGATCTTTCAAGTGGTGATCTTACG